GCGGATAGACAACCCATATTGAGAATGGTTCCCATTAAGCGGTGATGATGCACCCGACACGCCGTGCTGTGTTGACATGTGTTGTGTGGTGTGGTACGCGGAAGTGTGCGTGGTGGAACGGTGCGGTTTGGGCGTGTCGTGTTGCGTGGTGTGGTATGTTGAAGATACCAAATTAAGGAAAGGAAAAAATAAAATGTTTAAAGTTAACGCATATGTCACCGAAATTGAAGAAGATACGTCCTATGAGGTCGATATTGATAAAGTGCTTGTTACTACTGTTACTAACCGTGGGGATATTGATGATACTGTGGTTACGTTTAAATCGGCTCTTACCACGGTGCTTGAAATTGTGTATGGTGATTGTGATTTTGATTTTGTGTGTCGTAGCTATAAAGGTGGTAAGTGTCGTTCATATGTTGTTACGATTGATGACGGTGAATGATAACGGCGATTGACATATAATAACCCCGATAGGAAAAAACCTATCGGGGTTATTTGTTATTTTAGTTGTGCTCGAAAATATTCATATTGTATGCGAAATTGACGATACCGGCTGCACCTGTGCCGCTTATTACGTCTATTATGCTGAAATTCATTCCGTCGAATTTTAGTTTGAGCTGTGTTCCGTTATCGAGAAAGCCCATAAGCATAGTCCACGCACCCCATGTGTTTGATTTGTTTACGGTGGCGAAAATGTTTTGATTCCATTCTGTTTTATTGCCACGGAACACATAGGATATGTCTAGACCGTTAATGAACACTGAGAGTGAACCGTTCGTTATACCCGTAAGTTTTACGTCTATGTGACGTTCCACGCGTGGCATGGCTGACATATTGTTTTGAATCGCTGTAGCTATGTATTGTGCGTATATTTCTGAACCCTCAGTATTGGGGTGTATGTCTGTCATTCCGCTTGCATAGTATAAACCCCATGATGGCGCGTCCTTGACGGTGAGCACGTTTGCGTTGCGGCCACCGGCGCACATGACACCGTATTTTTGGCCGTCATCACGGGTAGGCCATGTATTGTCAAGCATCATTGGTATGAAAATGATTTTTGAATATGGGAAATTGGTTTTAGCGTAGGTGAGCGCTGTTACAACGTCGTTTTCTTTTAAAGTGTTGTATGCATCATTGCGGCCACCGCCGATTACAACGTATTTGATTTTAGTTTTATCTGTTATTGTGCTGTTAGCTTGTTGTAATTGTTGCAGAAATGTTTTAGTGCCGGTTATGAAACCGCTTCCGCCGACTGCGAAATTATTGCATTTCAAGCCTAGTTTTTGTGCTGCTTTTACTATCATGCTGTCAGTTGTAGGGTTAGTTGTTCTGAAACCCTCGAAATAACTGTCGCCTATTGCGACTAGCGTATCTTGTGTAACCGGTATTTTTAAATAACGATTGTCGCTTTCAGTTTTGGTGTATGTGTCGTTTATACGTTTTTTAAGATTGGTTGCGTTTTCTACGGTATTTGCGCCTAACGCGTTTAGATTAGCAGCCGCATTGTTTGCAGTTTCGGTTGTGACGGCGAGATTTGACGCGGTAGTGTCAATCTTGTTTTTGAGCGTGGTTGCAGTGGTTTCGTTGGTTACACCTAATGCCGCTAGATTATCGTTTGTGGTTTTAACTTGCGTTATGGCCTGATTGGCGGTGTTTAGTGCGTTGCTAGCGTTAGTGTTTACTTTGTATAAGTTGGTGTCGATAATATCCATTGACGCGTTGTATTGGTCATTGAGGTTTGCCGCGTCACCGGGTGTATATTTTTCAAGATTGAAATTGGGTGTGTAGTCTGTCATTTTGTGGTTTCCTTTCGGATTGCCGTTTGCGGGTGGTTAATTTCCGCTTGCACTTGCATTTGATGTATGGTACGGTCAATAATTCGCATTGCCGCGTTATAGCCGTCGCGTAAATCCGCTAGGTCGCCGCTTTCGTACAATGGCAGATGATAGAATGGTGTTTCTGTTGACATGATGTATTTTCCTGTTAGGCGTTTTCACCGGGAATGATGAAACCCTCAGCGGTTTTCTTTGCTTGTGCAAGGTCAGTAACGGTAAACGCTTCGGTTCCGATTTTATTAAGAATGTGATTTAGCGTTGCGCCTAGAGTTGCAGCGTTGGTACTGGAAATTCCTAAAGCCGTGCAGAACGCTGCTAGTCCATCCGGTAATGTGTTTTTATTAAGGGCTTGCTCGGCTTTATTGTCGATTTGCTTAAGTGCCTTGTCAACTTTATCCATTGACGAATTGTATTGATCTAATAGATTAGCCGAACTGCCCGCGTCGTATTTTTCGAGCTTGTAATTTGTTGTTTCTGCCATAATGGATTATCCTTTCGGTGTTTATAACGACGGGTACGGTTTGCCGGTTTCCGCATCGGTGACACGGGGCGTGCTGTCGTTGAATATGGTGAGGTTGCCGACTGCGGGTGTTTCGTCGGTTCTGTGTTCAGCCAATTTGCCAATGTTAATGTCAGCAATTTGACTGATTCGCGCGCCGTAAACTGCGAGTTCGCGGTATAGGTCACGCATTGCGGTTTTACTATCAGTATATTCGCCCTTTGTGACATTCCATATCAATTGTGTGTTTCCTATGTGGTCAATTTGTTCTTGTATTTGCGCTATGGCAACGGCGTAATCGTTTATGTTCGCTTCAATGTTTTTTATTCTTGTATCGTAGTCGTGCAATGTTTTGTTGATATCGGTTACGATTTCGTCAAGATATGCCGTTATGTGGTCGATTTCACACGCGATATGTTTTATTATTTCTTCTTGGCTTTTGGCGTTCCAGTAGAACGCGGGTATGGCGGGCGTGTACGGCCATACCGAGAAAAACGGCAGCAGTGGAAACATGTTGTTCATCCTTTCAGTAATTGTTAATATTTATCGTCCATAATGGACTAAAACATGCTTCAAGATGTTCTAACAGCATTACGTCTATATCGACGTAATCGCCGTTTCGGATACGATTGGCCTTGTCCATAAAATCGCCGTTGGCGATTGTCTCGTATTGGTTATCGGTTGCGTTGCTAGCGTAGTCTTGATTTTCGGCTAACTGCGTGGCGGGGAAATCACTATAGACCGTCCGCATTTTATGCCACACGTCACTATCGCTAAGGATTATATCGGGATTAGTGTCCACAAGCGCATAAAGCGGGCGCAAAACCGGCATGATTTCCTGTATGAGTCGCATGAAGTGCCGTCGCCATCTTGACGGTGGCATGACGCCCAATTCCCGGTCATAGAAACGGTTTTCGATTTTCTTGCAGCAGCGCACGTATTGCGTGTCATCATAGGCGACATTCCGCCATGACCACGCGGCGTTATCCCAGTCAACACCGCCCGGTACGTCAAGCAACTCGCCAAAAGTGTACGTCATCACGCCGTAAAAATCGTCGCGCGATTCACACGGTTGATAATGGTTTATGTCATTCTGCATTGTCATTGTCGTGCATTCTTTCAACGTCCGTCAAGTAAGCGTAGTTGCGGGAAACGTTGTCTTCGTTCCATACAACCTGTATCGGTTCCTTAAGATATTTTCTGAATCTTGTGTTGAGAATATCGCACGCGGCACGTCGTTCCTCCAATTCGCTGAGCGCGCGTAGGTCGGTTGGCTCCCCGTAGTCGTTTATTTCGTCGGCGGTTTGTCGTTCCATTTTCAGCGGAAGATTTTTAATGCCAAGTGACTGATAGAACGCGTTCCAAGTGTTTTGAATGTCGTTCTGCAATTCCATGCCGATATATTCGACGTTGGTTTTCAGCACGTTTGCTTTCATGGAATCGGTGAAGCCGGGCGTCGCCATGATTGCCATTTCGCCACCTGAGATTTGCTTGATGACGTTGACGCCCGCGGTTTGCTGTCCGGCTGGAACTTCCAGTATGAACGGTGTTTTCTGATTGAAACGATTCTGCCGCCGTGTCATGTACAAATCCTCGATTTCATGCGCGAAAAATTCAATAGTCGGAATGAGTGGCGTACGTGCGCGGTTAGCGTAGATGAAAACACCGTTGGAATTGTTAACCGGAAAACGCCAACCGTTGATACCGTAACTATCCCATTTTTTCGGTTTGTAATACACATTGAAATTCGATGTAGTCACCGCTTGCGTGCTGAAAAACACACCCGGCTTGCTATGCGGAAACGCGATTGTGGCGTAGCCGAAATACAATAGATTGTATTCCAAAAACCATGCGTTGCAAGTTTTCGGCAGATTCAACCACTTAAACCTTGACAGCGCAATATTCAGCATTTGCGAATACGCCATCGAATACGCTTGCGAGTTGAGCGCTTCGGACTGCTGCCACATCGGCGCACCACGTTCGCCCAATTCCGCACGGGTCAACGGCCTTTTATGCGTACGTTTGCGTCCCATACTTTTCCACCTTATAGATTGTCGTGTACGAAGTCATTGCCGACTTCCTCGGGTCTGTTCCATATTGTAACACCGTTGCTGAAAATATCCCTGATTGTCTGCAATTGCTCGTTTTGCGCAAACGGGCATACCGTCCATACATCGGCGGCTTGCCAATACGTGAAATGCTTGCAAGGCGTTAGAATCGGCTGATTATAAAGTTTGTTGCTTGCGATACCATAGCGCAGCATGTAATCGCCAGCGGCAGCTATCGCGCCGTTATCTTCGGTGACGATTTTCACGGTCATGGTGTCAAGCCCCGTGGCCTGTCTGAAATTGTCGCCGCCATATGCGCCAACGGGCTGCGCGGCATGGTTGAGCAAGTCACGCCACGCCATGCTGACATTGGAACGCGTGTTTACCATGACGCGTTTCGCGTTATCCACGCTCTGATTGCGTGACGCCGCCGCGTTCGCATTCGATGTGTTCGCATTGTTGGCCGCAACGCTGCTGTTCGTGGCATTGCTTGCGTTCGTGTTGTTGGTGTTAAGCGTCGTGGCTTGAATGTTCTGCGTGCCCGCCATTGCAATACTGACGCTGTTCGCCTGACCATTGTATTTTTTCGATGCGAACGCCGCTGCATCATTGTACGCTTGCTTGTAAGCGGCTTCCGCCGTCGTCTTGGATGCGCCGGTGGCGAAACTCGCGCCTGACAAGCCTATGCTTCCGGCTGCGCCGAGTCCCGCCGCCACCATCGGTGCCGCCGCGCCGCCCGTCGCCGCCGTCACCGCTATGCCGGTCGCCGCCGTGCCTATCGCACCTATTGCCGCAGTGACGGTACCAATCGCACTCGCCGTGATTTCCGTGTTTACGAGTTGCGTTGTCAAATCTAAGCTAGCCGTATTCATTTCGTCGATTTTGTTGTTAGATGCACTAAGTAGCAAATTTTGCTGTGTTACGTTGTTTTTGTAGATTGCGTTAGACGCATTATTGGAATTGGCCGTGACGGTGGAATTAAGTGCGTTCGTCAGATTCGTGTTAGCGATACTGTTCGCATTGCTTCGGTTAGTGTTGCTCAATGCAACGTTAGCCGAACGTGCGCCGTTTTCATACGATATAACGGCGTTTTGGCGTGCTTGCGCGATTTCTCGATTGTATGCGTCGGCGCGGTGCGCGTCGATTGCGCGCCGTTGCAGCGCGTATGTCGGTATGTCGTGCGATATGAGTGTTTTGAGCACGTCCGCGTTCGGCACGTCGGCGGTGATGCTGTTTCCGTCGATTGCGTCAATGCCAATGGACGTACTGCCGTCGCTCCCGATGCCGTCAAGCCATGCGATTTGCCGCAATATCGGATAGCTGAGGGATGTGATAGTCTGTACCGAAAGGCGTCCGCAGTCGGCTATTTCCACTCGGGTTTTATTGCCGATGTTGTCGGATATTTCCAAGTGTGCGTATGGTGCAAGATACAGTCGTGTTATTGCAGCGTATTCAACCGCGTATCCAAAATCGTTAACCGTTAAATCAATATCGGATATTTTCGCGCGAGTGCCGTTAATCGTATGCCATTCGACATCATTCACAGTCACAATGTTACCAAGTCGCATCATGTTTGCGGTGGCGACGAAAACAGCTGTAATCTGCGACATGATATGTGGATAATATGCGAAAAGCGTATCGAAATATTCGCCCGAGATTTTGGACGATTCGAGCGCGTACATGGTTACGTTGCTTGCAGTGAGATTATCGATGGTGTTGTACGATGTGCCCGCGCCGGTGACATTTGACGTGTAAATGTTTCCGGCACCCCACGAAAAACCCGTCACCGTGCCGTCGTTATTGCTGTATGTCGGGTCGCTGTCCGTAATGTTCGTGCCGCGCATACCGCTCATGGCTTGCAATTGTTCGGGCGAAAACGTTGCGGCCAAACAAATGTATCTTGTCCCGTTTTGCAGATTAAACGGCGTGCTTTTTCTGACATTCGACGCTGCGTTGCCGAAATCGACGTCGGGCAATGTGAAGTCACGGCAGTTCACGCGTGGATTTTGCAACAATTCTTGCGGTGTCGTTTCCGTCAACGGCGCGTGTCCTCGTGACAACAGTAGGCCGTTGATTGTGGTGCTGTTGATATAGTCCGTCCACACATCACGCGCAAGTGTGCATGTTGTCGTGTTCGGTGCTTCCGCGCGCACAGAAGTGATGAAAAAATGATAGCGTGTCTGCACATCGGCTTTTTGATACGGCGTATTGATAATGTCATGCGAAAAATCAACGACAATGTAATTATACTGTTGCGCCGTCATGTAAGGCACGGGCAATTTTATGCCGTCCGCGTCGGCGCGTGCGATATACATGTTAGTTGTCAGCTTGACGGTTTCGCCGTCCAATTTGTCAAACCATGTGTCACGCGCGGTATCATCTGAGAATTTCACGACATCGTGATAATCATCGAACCAATTAACATGACAAAGTTTAATTACAGTGTTTGGTGTCCAAACATTGTAATCGAAAACATTACGGTATTGCCCGTACACATGCGTATCCGTGTCGGGAAACGCCGTTGCGTTTTGCAGATGTGGAAAGTCCATTTCGCACCCTTTCTTATATGAAAAATGAGTGGTGTCTCACATGAAACACCACTCATTTATATCATAAATGATTCAGACTATTTGACGGTGAACGTGCATGTTGCGGAATGTTCCGTGGTCTCACCGTTCGGATTGACGTACGTGGCGGTGCCCGTCACGGTAATGACGTCACCGGCCACAAGCCCGTCACGCTGGACATGCAAGCGCGCTTGGTCATCCACGTACGTGTTGACGTTGAGTTCGAACGCCGCACCATGCGCGTCATCACCGCTTGCGGCATGATTCGCCGAAACCTCGTACGTCGCCGCGTCCGGTGCTACCTGAATGGCGGTGCCAGTCGGCGTGACGGTGGCGGTGAGCTTGGGCGTGAGCTGCATCAGGTCGCCCGCGCTGACGCTGCCCGTGGTCGGAGTCAGGGTAAAGCCGGTCACCGTCTGAGTCACAACCTTGATTGACGTACCCGTGTCGGTGGTGAACAGTGCGCACGGGGTGAACGGCGACACGCCATAGATGCCCCAGTGATTAAGGTACAGCGTGTTCGAAACCGTCTGCGGGTTAAAGAACTGCGTAGTGCCATACATGGTGTCGCGTACCTGATACCAATCGGTTGATACGAGCAACGCCACCGCGCCGTCAATGCCAAGGCTCGGCACCTGAATGATACGATACGGCACGTCGGCCTTATCCAGCTGAAACACAGCCGACAACGCGTCAACATCAAGTGACGCAAGATATTCCGGTTCAATCAACAACACCATTTGCTGAGGGTTAGCGTACGCCGGAATGTCGGACACGTTCAACGCATTGAACTGCGTGGATGGGAACTGCATGCGGCCAGCGGTCGCACGCAACGCCTTAAGCAGCGTCTTAGCGGTGGTTTCGTCGCTCGGCACCGCGTCAAGATGCACCTTGTAGAAACCAAGATTCTGCTCGTAATGGCGAATCAGCGCAAGCATGATGTTCATTTCATCGTAATTATCACTGTTGCGCGGTGTTTCCATAATCTGCGCGACGAAACGGTTCAAGCCGAAATCATCCACGAACGCCTGACGCAATTCATCGTCAGTCCACGAAATCGGATATTGGTCGCGACGGTTCATTTCGTAGAACCACACCGCCGCTTCCGGACGATGCATCTTCAAAAGCTCTTCAGCATCGTCCTTGTATCCGTGCGCCTTAATCCACTTGACTGCGATTTCTTGAACGGTGCTACCCCAATACAGATTTTCCTTTTTGAAAACCGACAACGGATTCTCGAACGGCGCGTTCTGCGCCATCACTGTGAGTCCGATACGATTGACCATGCTCCACACGCAATCGTTGAGGTACTGTCTGTTCATAGGGTCGAACAAGTAGCGCATGGTGTTCGCCACGCCGGTCTGTGTTGCGCTCGGAATACGCTGCTGATAATCGTCGGTACCCTTGGTGCGCACCTTGTCCAAAATTGTCGCATTGTCTACAGCCATAATATTTTCTCCTATCAATTAAAGCGTGTAATCGAGATTTTCCAAGTCTTCCGCCGCTGCCTGTTCGATTGCTTCCGCTACGTCATCGTCGTTTTCCTTGACGGTCGCGCCGTTTTCAACCATTTGCGCGACTGAATCGGCGAAATTGTCATAGATGCCGTCGATTCGTTCGCTGATTGCGTCCGTGCGCTCGCTTAGCGCGCTCACCTTGTCAAGCACGTCGCGTAGCATGTCGCGCAAATCATCGAACTCGCCCGCGCGGTGCGCTTCGTCGGGGGTGAGGTCATCACGTTCGGCGGTGTCCCTTTCCTCGGTGGTTTCGTCATCCATTGTTTTTTCCTTTCATATGAAAAAAAGTCGTACCGGCGAACGAATACCGAACCGGCACGACTTAAGAATAGCATACTTGCAACATGATTCACAACGATGGACGGCACGCTTTTCCCTCACGGCCATATCATCGGCGGAGTCAACCGTGGTCATCAATGATAATGTTTTATCGCCCTCGCTACGACACCTTGCGTATGCCGTGTTTATTTTACACCGAAATTTCTAAGCATTTCAATCACGGCGTGTTGTGTTTCCACCATGTCATAGCGCAAATATCCTAACGCGTAATATGACGTGAGATTTCTAATCAAATCTTTCGCCATGTTCGCGGTAAGATAGTTCAATTTGTTGTCATCCCTTGTGATTGCGAAATACGGAACGTGCGTGCCGCTATCGTATCTTGAAGATACGAAGACGTATCCACAGCGCAAATCAACATATACACCGTATTCATGGCGCAGCCATCGGAAAACATACGTAAGTTTCGCATGGCCGTGCGGTTTTTCAATGAAATCGGTGTCATGACGTCTGAACCTGTTTTTTGCGGTCATGTCATCATTGTTCTTCAACATGCGCCCTGACACCGTATTCTTCGTTTTCTGTTCGGCGTACGCGTCATCCCGTACATAGTCGAACAGACATGTTTTCCCGCCCAGCCATTGCAATCCGAACTCGGGTTCCAATGGCACATCATAATGTTGAAAATACGGATTGAAAGCGTCGCAAGCATTACCGAGCAGAAATATTCTTGGTTTTCGCAGTTCCGTATCGTCGGCACGTTCGCGCGTGACGGTATCCACAAGTTTCGCCAATTGCTCGAACTCGTTTTTCAGATACGTATGATACCGGTCATCGTTATCAATGATGATTTCATCCATGCAAATGTTGCGCACGTTAACGTAAGTGCTTTTCTTTTTCTGCTGCTGCAACGACAAAGGTATAAAATACCCGATTGTTTTCCATTCGTTTTCTTTCTTACCGGTTTTCTTTTTACGAATCTCGGCAATTTTATTGGTTGTCCGAAATTCATAATCGGGAAAAATATCATCTTGTACAATACGACTGAAATAATTTGCCGCAACGTCGTTGTTTTCCTCACGAAAACGTGTCACTTCAACAAAGCAGTATCCGTTTTTTAGATAATCCTCTATCATGTATTTTCGTACGCCGTATGTCTTACCTAATCCGCGTGCGCCGATAATCATGTTCACGTCTGCGTTTCGCGGCAATATTAGTGTCTTAAGCCGGTCATAATAATATTTCGCCATCAATACTCACAATCATAGGTTTGCCGTCCCGCACAATAAGTTCGCGCGGTGTTGTTTCCACATTTCGATTATACGTGCTCAGCATGTAAGATATATTCTCGCCGTTCGCCTGTTTGTCTGATTCGCCCAGCCATCTACCGGACGGATACAATGCTATCGCTTCGGGCACGTCAACATGGTACGTCGCGCCCCGATAATCGGTGACGGTACCGACATACCTATCCCATACATGCGGGCGGTTGCGTTGCAGCGTGTGGCAAATCTCATAATCGACCAATACATCATAACCGAGCGACATTTGTACGGTTTCCGCGAAACCGTGCCCCGCATGCATAACATCTGCTATAAAATTTTCGATGGTGTACACACCGTCCGGGCGCGGTAGTCCGGCGCAAGTGACATGCACGCAACCGGCCATATCCAAACTAACGCGCGCCTTGTTCCATAATTCCGCATGTTCGGCGTAACGAGTCGTGCCCCCGCAATCCTCTACTTCAAACTTTCCGATATGGTCTAGCGTTGACGCCATATCGGACGCGGTGTTTCGGACGCGCCGCATGGTACGGTTGATTGAGTTTTCTATCGCCATATGCAGCGGATTGAGCGCTTGCAACAATTCCGTGTCGGTTACATCATAATCGCAGCTGATTTTCAAGCTATCGGTATCACCACCCGTAACCGTGACGCGATTACCAAAATGCCGATGTATCAGCATCATGGCTATCAATAGGTGCATTCGACTACCCGCCACGATTCGCATACCGTACGTGTATAGCACGCGTGGCGTTTTCGGACGTTTTTTCATGAAATTCTCGGGGGTGCAGACCGTGGCTTTATCGACTTCAAGCTCACCGGTTTCCGTCACGCGGTAATCGGCTTTCATGACGTCTTGCGCCTGAGTGCCGTAGATTCCATTAAATTGGCCTTTAACGGTGCTTCCATAGTATGATTGCAAAAATTTCATACTCAACGTGCCCGACTTAGCATCATGCGCAATCCCCTCGGGGATAGAATCGGGTATTTCATCCACGTACGCCGTGCCCTCATGATAACGTTTAATCAGATTTTTCACGTCGGTTTTTCGTGCGAAAAGCATGTTGGATTGTAAGGTCACGTAATCGGGCGGAACAATCGTCTTAGTGGTGGCTTCACCATACAATACATGCATTTCGTCAAAATTGTACACTTGCGCCACGTTCCACAATTCAATTTCGTTGACATGCAATATGCATTCGTCCGCGCGATATAATTTGCCGAAAGCGTACGTCGGATTAACGGCACTGTCAACGTAACCGTGCGCCCTAACGCTATTTTCCTGTGTTTTCGCACGTTCGTTATTGCTGTAATCGGTATCCGCTTGCAACGTTTTCACAAACTTGGAACGTGGGCATATTGCAACGCCCCACGCGTCGAAACATGTGTTTTCGCGCAATCTGAGATTCACAAATCTCACCGCCACATGCAATCCTGTAAGAAACGGGTCATCATAATTCGACAACACATCTTCAAGCGACGTATTAACAATGCGTTCACACGCGATTTGCAAAATACCCGTAGGCGCTGCCGCAAACTTTACGGGCAAACGTCGGCCATTGATGAAAGCGTGATGCATTGACGTAACATCCAAAGACGCGACATTATCCACGACAACGCTAGCGGTTTTCGCACTCGTAAACGTCAAACCGCCCCGGAAACATGCCTTACGAAGTGCATACGATTCATAATCTTTCGGAAATTCCTGTTTGCACGTCATCTCGAAAGCGCGTTGCAATGTGATTTTCTTACCGCCTTGCAACGTGACGCGCCGTCCGCCAATCTCGCGCCGCGCCATCTGCCGCACAAGCGACGTCTTGGTAAGCACGCGGCAACCCAGCATGTCCGGCGTAAGCCAATGATTCGCGCGCAGCAGCCATTGCAAGTATTGGGGTATTACTTGCACGTCGCGTCGTGCGTAAAACAATTCCTCTTCGGTTAGTGGCGTTTCAGGCGTGCGTACAAGCGAGTAATCCCAATCGCCAACCGCTTTCGGCAATCCGCATGTCTCGCCCATGGCGCGCAATCCGCCCATTTCGAGATAATACGTGTCCCAAAAACGGCACACCACGGTGTCGTTCGTCAGCAAGTCAAGCGTGTACACGCTTGTGGCGGTCTGCGCGTTGACCTCCATCGTGTACGACTGCGCCAATTCCAGCATGAGAGTCTGCATGTCGAACATGAGATTATATGCCGCGATTATCGGAACATACCCGTGCGTACGCCCATATTCGATAAGATTGTCAATATATGTCAGCGCTTCGGACGTATGACGATAAAACCGTACATCGTCCGTATCGGAGGCGTACGATTCCAACGGCGTGTTGCGTAAATCGTTGAAAATGTACAGTATCGGATATGCGCGCGTTTCGGCACCCTCACCAATATTCGTTGTTTCGGTGTCGAATATCGCCGCTACCTTAAATGTCTTGCGTTCTTTCATCGTATCACATCGGGTGAAACCGCTAGTAGCCATATCGGGCTTCCGCCGTCAACGTCCGTATAATCTTCCAACTCGCCCGTGTGCGTTTTCATACGTTCGGCGTATTGCAGTACCTTTGCGTTTCGTTCCATGATAGTGTCAAAAAGTTCGCTTAGCGAATCGGCGTCATATGCTTTCATGATAACTTCTAATCGTTTGTTCGGCGGAACGTTCGACTTCTGCCATATGTTTTGTGTGTATCGCCAAAACACCTTGACTTTTTCACGTCCAAGGTCGCCAAGTGCGCTCGGCATTCCCTTAGATGCCATACGCATTTCCTCGCGGAAAATATTGAACGAACGTGCGCGCTCCCTCGCACGCCCTTTGCCGCCGCGTACCTCGCTCACCTGTTGTACAAGCTTATCGGCGATTTCGTTCGCACGCTGATACAATTCATTCCGCATACCGCTATTACGGACGCGGCCTACATACGTGTTTTTCAACTGCGTTTCGAGTCGTTGGATGTAAGTACGTCGTGCGTTCGCTTCACTCTCGGGCATATTGTCGGTAATGCTTTTTTTCAGACTGTTTATCGCACGCTTCACGCGCTTGCGTTTCGCGGTCAATAAGTCTGCTTGTTTATGCGCTCTAGGCATGTTCACCACCACCTTATAAAAAAAGTGCCATAACATGTATGGCACTTTTTGTTTTCATTCCGAACTACTTGATTTCAAGCGATTTCGTGGAACGTCCACCACCCAGCGAAGTCTGCTTGACTGCGACGGTGATACCGTCCGGCGCGTTGAAATCGGGGAACATATCGTAGATATCCAACACGCTTCGGTAGATGCCCTGTGACTGACTGAAATACGTCTCACCATCCTTTCCAAAAAGATAGACGTTCGCGCACTTCTGCCCAGTCTGAGAACGCACACCCGGCGCAATGTAGGCACCGATAACCGTCAGAGGTTCCGCGCCGCGATTGTTCAGCGACAACGCGCTATTGCGGGCGTTGACGATGGCGCGTTTTCCCTCGAAAGTGCTGTTGTCCATCGTGCAAATGTAACGATAGTTGTCAGCGGTGTTCTGTGCGGTCTCGGCTGCGGTGTTGTCGTTCATCTGTTCGTTTTCCTCGTTCATTTCAGTTCCTTTCAGAATTCAATTTCTTTGTTGTCGTTATCATTGTCGTTATCAACGTCAGGACCGGTGACGCCATCTGCAACGCGCTCGGCGTGCTCAATGAACGTTTCAACATCCATGACGTACACGGTCTTATCGACTGTAATATCGTCAACCAATACATTAACGATACCCGCGTCCATAAGCACCTTGACGGCCATTTCAACGTTGCGCACGTTTCCGGTGGTGTGGAACGTCTGTGCAACACCGTCCCTATCATAATAACTTATGATGCTGTCAGCGATTACCTTACGAATCTTTCGCATGTTTATTATCCTTTGTATCTTTTTATGTCAACCATTTTTGGCGACATAAATATTTATAACACAAAAATCGGCGTGCGCAAAAAGCGACACGCCGATTATTGATATTGATTCTCAATAGCGCAAAATCTGACCCGGATAAATCAAGCTCGGATTAGACAAGCCATTAAGCCCGGCAACCCTCGACCAATCACCGCCGAAAATCGACCACAAAGACTCACCGGACACAACCGTATGCGTACGCGCCGTATCCGGCTGCGCAACCGTACCACCGCCGTAACACACGGTTTCACCCGGATAGATAACGGACGGATTTCCGGACGCGTATCCATGCCACGACTGCCACGGCAACCGTCCAGTACGCGCGGCGATAGCCGACAATGTGTCACCGGACGCGACAACCACGCAAGCCGACTGCGACACATTCTCACCGGAATTCGTTTCCGGTGTGGACACATTCGCGCCGTCGCCACGCGCGTATGCATCCCACTGCCATCGTTCGCCCCTGAAATAATTCAAGTCCAATCGTCCGGCATATCCCGACACATAACCGTTCGACGTGTACTGCCGCATGGCTTCACCATACGCACCATACAGCCACGGCACTTCCTGATAGCTAGTCGTAGCCATTGACGCATACTGTGCGACCCACACGCCGCAATGTTCTCGCACAAACGATGTAAGCTGACCCAACGCGGATGCTTGCACATAGACAATCGGCCATACCTGTGTCCGGTCATGCACATGTCGTACCCACGTTTCAATCCACGCGCCATTACCGAACTGCGGGTTATCCTGAGATTCCCAGTCCAAAACAAGCACCGCGTTCCCAACATATCCGCGCACGTTTCTCACAAAAAAGTCAGCTTCCGCGTTCGCGTCATGCCCCATTGCGTAATGATATACGCCGATACTTTTACCGCTATCCACTGCGCGCCCGAGCTGATAGTTAGCTGCCTGATTCACGCCGTTGGTCAAACACATGTTGTTAAAACCGCCGATGCCCCATGTGGTACCCGCCACGACAAAATCAGCATCGAGCGCATACGTATCAACGTCACACTGCCAATTGCTCACATCCACACCCCGCATATCCGCATTCGCAGACGGTACAAAAAGCAAAGACAAAGTACACAAACACGCTAACACACTACGCCACGTTCGTATCATCACTATCCCCCTTATCATGCTTAAGCAACGCAATAAGCTCTTCAGTCAGCACATTATTCTTAGTCATCAAATCATTAAAATCACTGAACGTAGTGGCGATAAACCACGCCATCCCGCAACACGCGACAATCGGAAAACCAACACTTCCGACAACGGTTACAATCGAACTAATATCCATCAAACACCTCACAAATGAAAAAAAAGGTCATGACACATCAAACGACATGCCATGACCCAATATATCACAATCGCGTAGCCTATCCGGGAATTGAACCCGACACGCACATCTTATAAGGATGCCGCTCTAACCACTGAGCTAATAGGCCATCACATCACCCCTCCCACAATCCCCACCGCATCAAATCAATCATATCACGACAATGCATAAACACATAATCGGACACGTACGAATCACATTTAAACCACTTCGTACTCATGACAACCGCCTTAACACGACGTTCGCCACGACACCTGTATCCTTTAATGAAATCGCAAGTATTACGCTTACAAAACACGGTCAATCCCTTTCCAGCAAAGGTGTGTTAGCTAATGCGATAGCGTCATTAAGCATCTGTGTATAATCATTCGTGCTATATGAACGTAAAGCTACCGCGTCTTTTAATCCCTCCGACGTATCAAAACTAACAACATACCGTATTTCATACACATTACGAAATGAACACGAACAATACCACAGCTCAATATCACCGTTCTTGAACCAAGAATAAATCGTAGCAATTTTCTTATCATTCTTAATCATTGTAAAACCTTTCACAATCACCGATTAATCCGATACCCCAAACATATCGTACCCGGAACGTAAAACACGCCATCGTCAAGCACATCCCTAAGCCCATATGCATCAATGCAATCGACAAACCGAGTTTCTATCAAGCAATCGGACGCAATATCGACGAAATACACAAGCACATCGTAAATGCTATTCACGTTAAAATCAATCGAATTAGACAATGCTTCAATATTCATGAAACTCATTTTTTATCACTCCCATTTTCAATAGTGTTTATACTATCACTCTTCAATATACCACACCACGCAACACGACACGCCCAAACCGCACCGTTCCACCACGCACACTTCCGCGTACCACACCACACAACACATGTCAACACAGCACGGCGTGTCGGGTGCATCATCACCGCTTAATGGGAACCATTCTCAATATGGGTTGTCTATCCGC